TATGTATGTAAATTTTTATATGATCCAACAAATGATAATGGTAATGGTCAAACTGAATATACATTAATCGTTGAAGAAGATTTATTATGTGATATATTGATTGTTGGTGGTGGTGGTGGTGGTGGTTCGGCGGCTAATAGTGGAGTTCCTGCGGGAGGTGGAGGGGCGGGTGGATTGATATTTTTATTAAATCAAACATTAATTCCAAATACATATGTAATAAAAATAGGAAAAGGAGGAAATAAAGCAATAAATAATAGTGAAACAGGACAAAATGGTAATAATAGTTCATTTTCATATTTACAAACAGAAGCGATTGGTGGTGGAGGTGGTGGAAGTCGTTCATCAAATACAGGATTAGGTCAAAATGGTGGAAGTGGTGGTGGAGGGTCAAGAGATCATCCAAATATATCAAGACAAGGTGGTATTGGAACGATAGGTGATATATATAATTCAGATGGAACAACTATAATAGCATCTAATTATAGACAAGGTTTTGACGGAGGATGGGAAAATGGAATTCTAAATAATCCTCCTTATGCTGGTGGTGGAGGTGGTGCTGGATCAAAGGGATATAATAGTAATGATAATACTACTATTGATGGAGATGGTGGTATTGGTAAGTCTGGTGAAGGAAACATTGATTTTAAATTTTTATTTGGAATAAATGATACATCTATTGGAGAACATCATACAGATAATAAAGTATATTTTGCAGGGGGTGGAGCTTGTGGATATGCCGGTAATGAAAATACAGGTGGTTTAGGTGGTGGAGGAGATGGACATTCAGATGAATTAGAAAAAGATGGAAAACCTAATACAGGTGGTGGTGGTGGTGGTAGTAAAATACGATCATCTCCATATGGAAATGGTGGAAATGGTGGTTCAGGTATAGTAATTCTTAAGTTTTATAAATATTTTGAAAATATACCAGAACATAATATAATTAAGTATATAGATGATACAATTATAACTGAAGATATAAATTTAAATATAACTTATAATATTGATAATGAAAATTCAAATAATTATTATGAAAAGAGAAATGTAATTGTTTCAAATTACTATGAATCTTCAATTAATGATATTCATTTTGTGAAATTAGGATATACAAGTGGAATAATACCAGATATAAATGAAAATGATATAACGGAAAGTTTTATATTAAATGGAACAAATAAGGTAATTAAATTAATTGATTATAAAATTGGTAAAGATTATAAAATATTATATACTAAATATGAAACATATAATTATGTATATTTTAATGAATTGAATATAATAAGTAATCAATTAGGTATTTATGATATTATAATTAAAATAGATAATAATACATATATATTTAGAATAAATGATAATTAAACAATATCATTAAACAATATGATTAGAATAAATGATTAGAATAAATGATTAGAATAAATGATAATTAAACAATATCATTAAACAATATGATTAGAATAAATGATAATTAAACAATATCATTAAACAATATGATTAGAATAAATGATTAGAATAAATGATAAGAATAAATGATTAGAATAAATGATTAGAATAAATGATTAGAATAAATGATTAGAATAAATGATAATTTATATTAAAATAAATAATCTTATATTAAATTAAAAAAGATGGCGGCAACAACATTATATTCAGTTAATGATGTTATCAATATCAATAATGATAATAAAGATCTTGTTATAGCATTAGATCAAGTAGCAGTTTATAAAAGTTTAAATGATAGTTCTGTTGATTCATTATTAAGAATTGTAGGCGGTATATCAGGCGATACAATGCGTATTCAAAATATTAAATCACATAAAACCGATGAAGATTTTACATATTATACACCAGCTATAGCAGGAGGAATACTTAATATAGGTGAAAGTGCTGATGATATTAATCTTAAAGGTAAAACAATTGATATTGCAGAAAATGGAAATGAATCAATCATAAATTTATATGGTTGCAATATTATGATTGGTGAAGAAATATCAACAATAAATGTTAAAGGAACAAATACAACAATTGCTACAAATAATTTAACAAATAGTGTAACAACAATAAATGGTAAAAATGTAAATATTGCAGAAAATAATAAAACAGGAACCCAAACAAATATTTATGGCAAAACTGTTAATATAGCTGAAGCTAGTTCTACAGTAATTGTAAAAGGTGTTAATAATACTTTTGCAACTACTGGTTTGAATGGTATTACAACAATAAATGGTTCAAATGTAACAATAGGTGAAGTAGATGTATCAAGTATTGTTATTAATGGTATCGATACAAGTATAGGATCAAGTGGTCAGACAAGTGTAATGAATATATATGGTAGTAATTTTAATTTAGCGGAAGATAATTCATATGTAACAGTGAAAGGTATAAATGCAAATATAGTGACAGAAGGTCAAGAAAGTATAACAAAATTAAATGGTAAAACGATAACATTAGGTGAGAATGTTAGTGGATCTACAGCTACTTTATATAGTGAATCAGTTAATATTGGTGATGTAACAAATACGGTTGCAACTAATATTTATGGTGCAGATATGAACATAATTGCAAATAATAAAATAGATATAACAACTGATTTATATGAATTAAATAGTGTAAGCGATGGTGCTTTTTTTAAATTAGAAAAAAATGCAATTGGTTCGAAAGCTCAAATAGATTTAGGTGATATTACAAATACAGATACAATAAATAATTCAGCAGGAAACATAAATATAAATGGTTCTGCAACAATTAAATTGGAAACGGATAATTTTAAGATTAATGAAAATAGTTTAAATACCTACTTTGAAGTTGATGAAACGAATAGTAGTATTACAATTGGTGGTTCTGATTTAAACAATGCTACAATAAATGGTTCAAATGTTTATATTGGTAAAGCAGGTGGTCTTGTAACAGTTTATGGTAATTTTGTTCAATATTCCGAAGGTAGTAATATGAATGTAGTAACGAATACAATAACAGAAGAGACATCTGCATTCCATATTCATAATACAGGAACAAAAACAGCTTTAACAGTTATTCAAGATAATTTAGTATCGGGTGGTGGTTATAATTTAGTGGAATTTTTTACACAAGAGAATCAAGATAGAACGCCTTTTCGTGTTGATGAAATAGGTCGTGTTGGTATGGGTGTTCTTAAATCAGAAAATTTAAAAGCGTGGTTACATATTAATCGAAATGATCCTGATATAGTAGGACCAAATTATGATGATCTTCTTTTAATTGAAGATACTGATTCAGATACAACCCCATTTATTATTAAGAAAGAGGGTGATATTGGTATTGGAACTGATGTACCAAAATATAAATTAGATGTTTGGACTAAAGGATCAGAACTTAATGGACAAGGTGATACTATACGATCAAAAGGTATTGCATTAAGAGATGTTTTATATATAAAACAAAATCATACAAACCATATTTTCTTTCAACTTGGAAATCAATTATATCCTCATCCTATTGCTGATATTGCTACTGATTTTTATAAAACCGGATATACTTTTAGTTTTGATACTGCAAATGTATCTTATGTTGATGGAAGTACTGTTTCAGATATTAATGAAACTACACCAGATGGAACTTTTACTTTTAGAATGAGTTGTAAATTACATATTGCGGGTGATAATGGTAGTATGGCATATAGAAGATTTGAAATATTTGTAAATCCACAAAATACTACTGGATTTAATTATCCTAATTCATCAAAACAAATGCCATCTCATATTGTATCAAGTGATACATTTGATACAACAAATGATTGTTATGATTTTAATGCTTCACCACAAGTTATAAATGTAGGTGCTGATGAATGTAGATTAGAAATATCTTGGAAATTAAATTCTTCACATCCAAATAGCGGTTCAATTAATTATCCTACAAAATCAAGAGTTTATTTAGATGTAGAATTCTTTGGACACGAAGGTATTGGTGATATTAAAGCTAGTCCAATTCATTATTTAAATGATGTTTCACTTTAAATAATAAAAATTATTTAGATTTTTATTTAGATTTTTATTTATTAGAACACGTTTTACTACTACCTGTTACACAAACATAACAATCACAACCAAAATTTTCAATTGAATTTGCTCTAACTATAGTTTCTTCTAAATCTTCAGAATAACATTTTTTTACTATATTAAATTTTTCTTTAATGATTTTGATTATTTCTGCTTCATTGTAATTATCTATATCAAAAGAGATAGAGATAGTAGTTTTGTAATCAAAGTTTGTTTCAATTGTAGTCATATATGATGTTATTTTTATATTTATCATTTTTATAAAAAAAATGATAACATTTTTACATATAAATTAAAATGAATTCTCTTACAACATTTGATGATATGAATAATTTCATGATAGTTGATTGTCAAAACATTAATATTTATATGATATTGATAATTATTAGTTTAGTATTTTTGTTGATAATTAATTGGATATATTTTGTATATTTTAGAATTAAATCAAAAACAGATATGGAGATAAAGGTTGATAAAATTGATAAAAATATTGTAAATCTTATGAAAATATTTCGTGAATTAAAAAAGATTGATTAAAAAATGATATTAATATAATAATATATTAATTATATAATGAAAAAAGGATTAAAAAGAGATACAACTGATAAATTTTATACTAAAAATAATATTGTTATTGAATGTTTAAATAACATAAAAAAACATATTTCAATCAAAGATGATGATATTATAATTGAACCTTCCGCAGGTAATGGAGCATTTTTATTAGAATTAAAAAAACAATATCCAAATAATAAAATATTAGCATTTGATATTAAACCAGATATTGAAGAAATTAAAGTTTTAGATTTTTTTAAATTTGATTATGAACCTATTAAAGATAAAACTATACATATAATAGGAAATCCTCCATTTGGTCGTCAATCTTCTACGTGTAAAAGTTTTATCAAATATTGTTGTAAGTTTGCTACAACAATTTCATTTATTTTACCAAAAAGTTTTAAAAAAGAAAGTTGTAAAAAGATATTTTTACTTAATTTTCATTTAAAGTTATCAATTGATTTAGATGACGATGCATTTACATTAGATGATAAAGATCATAATGTTCCATCAATTTTTCAAATATGGCAGAAAGAATCTACAAAACGTTTAGTAATAAAAGATGAAATATCTAAATATATTTCTTTTGTTAAAAAAGAAGATAATCCAGATTTATCAATAAGACGTGTTGGAGTAAATACTACAAAATGTGATAAAGAAATTGATGATAAAAGTGTTCAAAGTCATTATTTTGTTAAAGTTAAAGAGGATATAGATGTAGATAGTTTTTTA